TGTGTAAAACCGATATGCATTTGCAGTCCGTGCTGTATTTTCAATTTGAAATGTTGTTGCCGTTGTAACTTGAGAGCCTTGCCCAACTCCAACATAATTCGCATCCGGCATAGCAGTCGTAAAGTTCACCGTGTAATCACCAGTACCGTTATCCGTTATCGAAGATACATTCCCACTCGCACGAATAGCCACAGTACCAGTGCCGTTGAAGTTCACCCATGCACGACATCCGTATGCAGTGGCAACAGAACCGTAACCAGAGTTAAATTTGAGTAGACCAGTAGAGTCGATACGCATTTGTTCTGAACCATTCAAACTGAAAAGAGTGTTACCTCTAGACTGAATAGTTAAAGTTCCTGTATTTACGCTGTCATCGCCAAAAATTAAGTTGTTACTACCATTTAGTATTGCCAAAGGAACGGCAGCGCCAGCAGTATTAAGAGCGCCAAACTGCTTGTTGTTTCCAAGAGTCAACGGGTAAGCGGGCGAACTAGTCCCAATCCCCACATTACCACTAGCATCTTTATAAACCTGACCAGAGCCGATGTTGATGACAGATGTATCTCCCGTAAACCCATTGATAACTGGAGTGGTGAGAGTAGGAGAAGTCCCCAATACATTAGCACCTGTTCCTGTGCTAGTAGTGACACCACTCCCCCCACTAGCCACAGGAAGGGGCTGTGCAAGCGTTACTACTTGTGCTGTAGATATAGTGACAGCAGTAGTAGTTCCGTTAGTTTGTAGTTGCAAACTGCCGCTAGTGTCCCCCGAAAAGTTTAGGGCGGTGCCTGCTGTCGTACCTGCCGCGATAACACTCGCCATTATATGTTCTCCCTTTTCTTACAATTATCAAAATGCCATCTTTTCATGGCTGGTATGCCACCAGATTTCTGGCAATGTTGGCATACTACGACTCTATGTTTTCTGCCTAAATTAGCTTTTCTTACCCTGTCTTTATGTTCTTGGGTTAGCTTTGTTCCCATCTTAGATGCAGAAATCTTATCCCTAATATCTTGTGAAAGAATAACACCCTTTCTTGGGCTTGGCTTACCTAGCCGATACCCTCTCAGTAATGCTAATTGTTCAGGGGTACAAGGTACTCCTTTATTGTATGGAGCCTGACCCTTAACAAATCTTGTAGCACTCGCTATTTTTTTATGACTCGCGCTTAACTTTCTCTTTGTTTCCTCAGAAGTTTTTTTTCCTAAATGAGCTTGTCTATTCTTTTCTTTAGCTTCATCAGTATGCTTAAATGTTTTACCTAATGAACTGGGTGGATTGCCACCTCCCAATGCAACATTCCAACCTATTTTATCTGTAGGTCTTAGTTTGGTTTCAACTTCCAAACAATACTCCTTGCTGGCAATAACAATAACCTCTTTGATTAAGGTATCCCAACCGTACTTTGTAATAGCGTGTTTCATATGCAAATTAGACGGCTTGGCTCTATGCGAGCTAAATCTTCTTTGTAAGTCTTTAGACACACCAATATACCCCTGAGTAAACATATTAGTTTGTTCAGGATGGTGTATCCAATAGACACTACTTTGCATTAGAGATGTCCTTTACTGCGCTTATCGTGCTTGCCATGTTTTATCCTTTAGGGTACTTAGTTTTAACCGCCATTACTTGTTTAAGCATATCTGCTTGAGCATCTCCGCCCTTCCAAATAGCATCTAGTTGGTCACCTATGGATGGATATTGTCTTAATGATTTATAAGCCTCTGGGTCAATCCAAGCATTAACAAGTGATAAGTCAATCTCAACCTTATTGCCGTCTTTATCTGTTGCACCAACCCCATCATCAATAGTGACTACTTGAGGATATAGCGCATATATAGCTTTATGGTTCATCCTGCTATCTCCATGACTGTTATTGAACTAACACACCTTCCATTATCAGTAGCATCAGCATCAGTAACAGTTCTGTTAATTTGTATAGTTGCAGCACTTTGAAAAAACTGCACTTTATACGTTGTTGATGATGTAGTTGTTGGTGAGTCTAAATAATTAACTGTTGTTGATGCTACTGAATCATTAGAGACAACAGACGCACCAAAAGTCATTCTTGTTCGATTTGATGCGGCATCACCTATGCCAATGGCGGTTGAATCTCGTACCAGTCTTAACATTACGGCTGATGCTCCCGGTCTATATATAGCCCCTTGCACAGTACACATAAGAAATATTTTAGATGTAGCAGAAGTTGGAGTAATTGCAACTGATATACCCGTAATGTCTGTCCAAGTAGCTGTTACTGCACTTGTGAAAGTGTCTGTCTTAGTCGCACTAACAACCTGCAACACACTACCTGCTGGTAAACGTGCTGCTGCCACCGTTCCTGTTAGCTGTGTTGCTACAATGCTCTTATTCGTCAGCGTATCAGTCGTGGCTTTGCCCACTAATGTGTCTGTTGCGACAGGAAGTGTTAAAACTCCTGACCCTGCGACTAGGGGGGCGGTTATGGAAATACTGCCAGATGTGTCTCCAGCGACAGAAATTGAACTCAAGATAGTGCTCCTTTATTTCTACAATTATCAAAATGCCAGCGAATCATGGCATTTCCTTTTCCTTCTTTGGCGCAATGTGGGCATATTTTGTCTACCGTCAAATGAGCTTTATGCTCCGCTGAAAAAGTCTTGCCTAGCCAATGCCTAGCAACAGGACGGGTTTTAAACTTTTCTTTGGTAGCTTCTGTATGCTTTTTACCGTACATACCATTTTTAGCCCCCGCATTTGCAAACCCTATTTTGAGTTTTTGCTCGTCCGATATGACTACAACTTTACCTATATTTGCAGCAACTATTTTTCGTATGGCTTCAGCACTGTGCGTCTTTCCATAAAAATGGTTTTTTTTACCTCGGTTAGCCATGCTTATCTTTAGTTTGGTTTCCAATGAAAGTGTCTTACCTAAGTTAGCCATTTTCAACTTTAACCGAGTTTCTGCAGATACCTCATCTTTATCTGTACCGCCACGCTCAATATTATATCCATTGGGTGCTGTAGTACCGCATATTGAAATCCAAAAACGCTCCAAGTAATTTAATACTGCTCTATTTTGTATGCCTGTACACACTCTGTCATAAGAGAATTGCTCTTTGCCATATTTGTTATACGCATCTTTTAACGCCTGACCATGACCAACCTTATTCCTATTGACCATAGTTTGCCCAACGTATTGCTTACCGCTAATTAAGTTAGTAACACAATAAATATGTGCATCCATCATAAAACAACCCAACGCGAACCTGAACTGAGGGTTACGCTTAAACCACCGGGTATTGTGAAACCACTTGTTCCACCAACACTTTGTGCGCTTTGCCCAGAAGCAACAGTATAACTCGCCACCAATGTAGTTGCATTTACAAACAGTCCATTTAATGCTACTGGGACTGACGCTTGAAATTCACCAGTGCTGGGCTTGTAAAGCAGTTTAGCATTGCTTGTGTAAACTGTCGTAGGTGTGCCTGTTGTGGCAGCCGCGAACATTGGGTAGACGTTAGTAGCAGTAGCTGTGTCGTTACTTAAAGCAGCACCGCCTCCTGCTGGGGCAGTCCAAGCTGGTACTCCAGCCGCAAGTGTTAATACATTGGTATTAGATCCAGCAGCCAGTTTAGATAAGACGTTGGTGGCTGAAGCGTAAAGAATGTCTCCAGTAGTGTAAGTGGTTATGTTTGTTCCAGCATTGGCGATAGGCAATGCCCCCGTTACACCTGTTGTTAGGGGTAGGCCTGTTAAGTTGGTAGCAACACCACTCGTAGGAGTACCTAATAATGGGGTGACCAAAGTGGGAGAAGTGTCTAATACAACCGCACCAGTTCCTGTGCTTGTAGTTACTCCTGTACCGCCGTTAGCTACTGGCAGAGTTCCTGTTACACCTGTTGTTAGGGGTAGGCCTGTTAAGTTGGTAGCAATACCTGACGATGGTGTTCCTAGCGCGGGTGCGGTTAGAACTGGTGTGTTAATTGTAGGACTAGTGTCGGTTACATAAGTAGTACCAGTGCCTGTCGTGGTTAGACTTAGTGTGATCGCCGGAGTAACAGTAGGTGTTGCTACAGTTCCTGATATGCCGTTAGCTGTGACTACAGATACAGAAGTTACTGTACCACTTCCAGAAGCTGCG